CAAGTGTTATTTTTCGGAATGGCAAATTTAAAGAGCTTGCCAAGGTTTGAAATACCGACACAAAAAACATTGTCCTCGGAAATACATTTGTACGGCAAATCAATCAGCGGACACATGCTATTGCCGCCAAGAGATACTGCGTTCATTTTGACCGTTGCACTGACGATTACGATGTCACCAATCGTCTTATATGTACAGTTTGCACTTTTGATTTTATCGGTGACGGTTGAATACGGTGTGAGTGTTGATGTACCACTTTCAATATTTGACGAATCGTATTTAGTTGCCAAGGCGGTTTTATCGGCTTTAACAAGCAGAGCGTTGTAAATTGCTCCGCTTGTGAGATAACACGGGCTGTTATTTTTGGGTTCGCTGTCGAACGGCATTGAATTGAGCTTTCGGGCAATACTCTTGTCTGTTTTATCAAGCCTTGCTCCAAGCGAATTTTGACCGCCTCTTGCCGTGGCTATTTCGGTTTCAAGTGCAATTGCTCCGTCTGTTGCCCGTTCAATCCCCTCGTCCATATGGTTGAGGTTGTCGGCATTGAGGGGCGGAGCAGAGCCGTTCACAAAGACAATTTTATTGTATTTGTTCATTTTCTTTTACTTCCTTTCCTAATCGTTTTTCGCCCTTTGATGTGAGGGCAGTTATAAAACCGTCCATTTTCTTGTTGAACACAAATGTTTCGATTGTCGGCAAATCTTCAAACGGAGTTTTAATTGTGTACTTATCGCCTGCCTCAAGCCACCAATACGAAAACAGCTTAATTTTTGTCGGGCGGTATTTATATACATCACCAAAAAAATTAACAGAATTATATTTTGTGCCGATATCACTTGCTGTTGTTCTGCACCTCATCAAAATGTTATCGGAAACATACCACGAAAAATCGTTACTGTTGCCATACAAAAACGCTTTTTTATCAGCAAACTTAGCACTGTACATACGGATAGGCTCAAGTTCGTAATCTTCAAAGGATAAATCTTTGTACGAATCGATTGTTTCAACGGAAGATTGAGAATACAGCCTTTTAAAACGCATTTTTCCGTCGGCATCTATAACGGCAAAGCTCAAAGTTAATTCTGCATAAGCTTGAATTAAATCTGACAAGGTAATGTCCTTTATAACCTTTTCCACGCAGGTATCATCAAATTTCAGCGGTACACTAAAGACAGATAAGCTCGGCGGTGAAACCCCTGTAATTGCATAATCTTTGGCAAATTCTGCGATTATTGAATAAAAGCTCTTAAAATTATCGTCTTTTTGATAGTGCGCATAACCATAAGCAAAACTGCCGTCCTCGTTCTCTTTGCCCGCAAACCACAAAGACACATCCGCCTTTGACATATCATAAAAAGCGTCATAGGCTGTGATTTTGACGATGTTACGCTGTTTTTTATCTCTTTGAGCCGACTGAATTTTACCGTAGAAAACAGGACATTCAATCGTTCCTGTTTCGGCAGGACAAATAAGAGTATTTGACGGGTACAAATCATCTGACGGATACAGCTCCGATTCAAGATATGTTGCCGTTATGATGACCTGTACCGTCTTTCCTATCAAAGCCGAGCAATCATAATCAATGAGTTTCACGCTCATTTCAGAGGCTATGCAACCGCCGAATTTCAATTCTTTTTCAACGATTTCATTTTCAAGCGAAAAGCTGTCAAGCACGATACTTTCACCTGTTATATCCTCAAAACTGCCGTCAGGAGAATGCAGGGCAACGGTGTTGTAAAGTGTGTTTGTTTTCAGCTTATCAGCAATTTCTTTAGATACAAGCATTTTTAAGAATCACCCCTTAATACTCAATCAGTTCAACCGTAATCGGCTGATAGGTTATATCATTCTTTTCGGCATTCATTACGGTATATTCAATATCAGGAATATAAAAATAAGAGGTGTAATAGCTGTTCGTTTCATCGTTCCAATAAGTTACCCTGCACTTTCTCTGTAACTTATTCGCCATTGAGAGGTTGATAATCGACTGAAAATCAATCTTTTCGTCAAGATGAAGAATGTGAGTTGAAAACGAAATTTTTGTTTTGTAATTTGGCAGCGTTGCCCTTTGAAGCGTACCGTTCTGATCTCGTTCCGCAGAAGTTTCAAGTCGCTGATTCGGAGTTGATGAAAATGCGGTAATGTACTTATTCGGCATTATGTTGTTGCCGAATTTAAGCAAATAGCCGTTATAATTTGACATATCATCCCCCCCTTTTATGCAAATGCGGATTTACCGTTGTGTCTGCGTCTGTAAAGCTCATCCTGTCTTATCATTTCTTCAAAAAGCGTCGAACCCTCAAGCTCGGCAGTAAACGAATAAGTGTTGCCGCCGTTATTGCGAAAGATAATGAACATTTCATAAATGCGTTTAAGCAGGTCAAGAATTTGTGTGAGAATCACTGTATCCTGACCGCCCGAATTGTCGAGCATACCCTGTAACTTGTTAAGAGGGGAAATAACCTCAGGGTTACCGCTGTTAGCGCCTGCGTTATCGCCGACAACCGCAAGTGTCGGAGCTTTAACAATACCGCCTTTTGCAAATTTTCGTGCCGGTGATTCCGTGGGTTCTTCAAATCTCGGAATGAGAGGCGGATTTTCAGGCATTGAAAAGTTCCAATCCTGTCCAAATGCCGCGCCGATAACACCCGCAATTCCGCCGATTGAATTAACAACACCCGAAACGAAATTATAAATGCCCGTCCATAACGCATTTATGCCGTCAATGATTGCGTTTATAATGAACTTAAACACGGCGCAAATGCCGTCCCAAATACCTTTGAAAAAGTCATAGATGCCCTGCCATGCTTTTTTCCAATCGCCTGAGAAAACACCTGTAATGAAGTCAATAAGACCGCCGAATGTTTTCTGTATAGAGGTAACCAACCCACCGATAAATGTAAACACATTATCAAACACCCTTTTTACGGCATTGAAAACATTCTGAAATATAGGTCCCCAAAAACTGACAAGCCAGTTTACAAACGGTGACAGGAAGTTATTCCACACGGTTGAAACACAGTCTGCAACCTTACCGAAGAAGTTTATTGCACCCTCAAAAACAGGCTTCAGCCAGTTTTCCCAAGCTGATTTTACGATTGCTACGATAAAATCCCACGCAGGCTTAATCCATTGATTGTAAACATTCATCAGGGTTGTGCCGATATTGGTAAACATATTGCAGACATTCTGAAAAATCTGCTGTCCGTTGCCGTTCCACCATTCGCTGATAATTGTTCCGATATTTCCGAAAATCTGACCGATAAAGTCAAACACATCTGCAAACTGCAATTGTAAATTTTCAAGAAATTCTGTGATTGTTGCACCGTCATTTTCAGTCCATTCAACAAGGCTTTCGGTTGCAGTTGAAAACGCACCCGAAACGACTTCGCCGACTGAGCCCGCAAAGGTTGTAAGACTGCTTAAAAGATTGGAAATTGATTCTTCCATTTGAGGGCGAACATTGTCAATTGCATTGCCTGCAAGTGTACCGAAATTATCAAAAAAGATTGAAAGGTTGTTATAGCCGTTTGTAAGATTGTTGCCTATGGTGTCGATAAAGCCGATAATCTTTTCCCTGTCTTTTGAAATCCACTTAGCAACACCGCCTGAAATGGTCTGAAACGACTTTCCGCCGATTGTCGCAACCGCTCCGAATGCAGAGCCGATTGCCCCGAGTTTTGCAGAACCGACCTTTTGCATTGTGCCGAATGCCTTTTGAACTATGGGAACAGCATTATCAAAAACGGTCTTGCAGTTCTTGCCTATAGCTGACCAGTCAACCTTGTTAATACCTTTCTGTACATTCTCGACAAAGCCTTTGAATCCGCTTTTTTCGTATAGATTTTTGAATGCCTCCGAAAGGTTTTTGCTTGTGTCCTTGACAACATTCTTTGCAACAGCTCCGCCCGATGAACCGCCCGATGAGCTTTTTGATGAAGATGTATCTGACTTTGAAGATGAGCTGTCAGAGCTTGAAAGCACATTCAGCTTATCAAAGCCCGCAACACTTCTCTTTGCTTTTTCGGAACTTTTCTGAACATTATCAAGTGACTTTGAACTGTCATCTGCCGTATCCGTAAGGCTTTTGGCAGAATCGGACGCAGATTTGATATTGCTTGCGGTGTTGTTGCCTGTATCCCAGCCGAAGACCTTTGAAAGCGATTCAACCGCACCTTTGGCATATTCCGTTAAAGTCGCAAGTGCGGAACTCAACCGCTTTACAACCTGAGTTGCCACCTGAAGAATAGGCTGACCGACTACGGCAAGGAGCTGTTTCCAACTTTCTCTGAGGTTGCCCGTTACATTCTCCCAACCGTCTGCTTCACGGCTTGCCTGTCCCATAGCACCCGAAAGCTGATTGGCGTCCTTGACCATTTGCAAAAGCGTGAGCTGTTTCTGCGATTCCGACAAATCCATAAATGACTTGCCATACAGCTTATTAGCCGCCGCATTTCGTGTGGTTTCAGTACAGGACAAACCGAGTGCGGCATCATTTTCAAAGTTGCCTTTGAGAAACGATTTCAGGCTTTCTGCGGTGTCTTCAAGCGAACGGTCATAATATGCGGCACTGTCGGCTGTTACCTGCAAAGCCTCCTGCATCATACCCAAAGCACTTGAACTGTCCATACCCGTAGTTTTTGCAAAGGCATAAATGCTTGTGCCGACACCCTGTAATCGGGTTTCAAGAATACCGCTCTGATTGGCAACGCTCTGAATGGCTGATTCTGCCTGCGACTGCATTGTGCCGAAAGTCTGCTCAAACTGTGAATTTGCCGCATTGACTTCCGCAGCCGATTCAATGCACTGCTGACCGAACTCCTTGATTTTTGCAACAGAAAAAGCGGCAACCACAGCCATTCCTATTTTCTTAAACGAAGATGAAACCGAATTGCTTAATTGCTCACCGCTACTTTTGATATTTGAAAACTCTTTATCGGTTTTCTGAGAAACACCCTCTGCAACCTTTGAAAAGGACTGTTTCATATCAGTGCTTACATTTTCAAAATCTTTTGAAAGACTTGAAAACGCCGAATCAAACTTTTTTGTAATTGAATCGGAAATCTTATGCAATGTTTTGGAAATATCATCACCCGTAAGCCTGACATCAAGCTCAATTTCACCCGCCTTTGTCGCCATATTCACCACTTCCTTTCATTTTAGATTTTTTAAAAACAGGCATAAAAACAGCGCACACCGCTATGATGTACGCTTAAAAATTTTGCAAAAGAACAGCCACCCCATTTGGAGTGGCTTTTTGTTTTAGTTGTTGAGTTCGTAGTATTTGATGTCGATTTTCGGAAGTGACACATTGTTGCCCATTACGGTTTCATATGTATAGTCGCCGTCACAAGTTCCCCAGAATGTGATTACATCATCTTCAAGGAGTTTGTCCGCACCGTCAGGAATTTCTACAGTTGCGTAGATTGTATCAGTCCACAATGGTTCATCAAGATACTCATTTTCTTCTTTGGTTATATTGATTCTCAGGTCAACCGAATCGCCCCAGCCTTCCTGAACCTGAATAATCTGACCTTCAAACTTGTAGTCATTACCTTTGTACTTGTCAGGGTTTCTTGAAAGAGTTTTAAAGTCGACTGTTTTGCAACCGTCTTTAAATTCTTTTTCAACCTTCTTCGGGTCTTTAGTAGGCTTTTCTGTTGCAACTTCTTTTGTGGTCGGTGCTTCTGTCGCTTTTTCAGTTGCTTTTTCTGAACTCTGATTTGCAACAGTAGTTTCCTGCTTTGATTTGTTTGAACCGCTGTTACCGTTAATTGCACCGTTTACACCGCCAACAATCATAATAGCAACAACGATAATAACCCAAAAATACCAACGCTTGTAAATTTTCTTCTTTGCATTTGCAGGATTTACGGTTGCCGAGGTTGAATCGTTTCCGCCAAATCCTGCACCGCACTTGTCGCAAAATTTTGCATCGTCCTTTAATTCGTTTCCGCAATGTGGACATTTCATAAACATACACTCTCCTTAATAAATTTGTTAGTGTATGTTACATTTTATCACTATATATTAACATTGTCAAGAATTTTGTAGATACAGCGAAAATTATGTACAAATTTACAGATTAGCGAAGAAGTTTTGAAATTCTGCAAGAACGGTGTTCATATCTTCGTCTGAATAGTGCTTTACATTCCTTGACCGCCATTTGTTGCGGATTTTATGCTGTGACGAAGTAAAGTTTTTCAAGACTTCTTTGTCGGTTTCAAGGCGAATTTGAACCGTTCTTGCAAGCGGTGTTTCGGGTCCTAAGCCTTGCAGAAGTGAGCAGAACTCATTCCAACTCATTTTAGCAAAGTCCTTTGAATAAATGCTGACCCCGTACTCCGAGCGAAAGCTCGACACGATTAAATCAAAGTCATCAATCAGGTCGTAGCCGGGGTCTGAGCTTCCCCCTCGTCAGTCAAATCGCCTGTTGCAATTTTGGCAGATTCGCTGATAAGGGCGTTGAAATCGTGCATATTCAGCTTTAACTTTTCAATCTTTTCTCTCTCGGATTCATCAAAAAGAAGATGATACATTTCGATAACATCTTTACTTTTACCGTTGCCGTCCTCAAAAAGTGCCGCAACTTTGAGCATTGAAACTGCGTCATTGTTGATTGCAAGGTCAACATTTTTAACTCTGACACTCGGCTTTTCCTCAAAATTAAGCTTGTCTGTAATATCAATTAACTTTGACATAATCGTTCATTCCTTTCGTTTTTTAAGCGGCTGCTGTATATACGGGTTTGCCGTTTGACATAACTTCAAATTCAAGCGGAGCAACACCCGTACTTGCGCCTGCACCGTTTGATGTAACGGATACAACTGCATTTTTAAAGAGGACGGTTGCACCGTTAGGGAAGGTCCACATAAACGAAACTTCTGTCTTTCTGCCGTTTTCAAATGCAAGGGCGGCAATCTGGTCATTGCCTGCGTCACCGATTGTACGCTTGCCCTTTACCGAAATTGTGATTGACTTTGCTGTCATAAGCCTTGACTTCCAGCCCTCGTTTTCAAAGGCTGTCCATTCCTCGACACCGTTGTCAAATGCAACAGAAAATTCTTCGCAGTTAGCAATATTTGTCGTGGCGGATTCTGTTTCTGCCTTGCCAACCGCAAACTGATTTTCATAGCACGGGAATACTCCCGATTCAACTTTTGCCATAAAATTACTTCCTTTCGTAATAAAATTTAACTTCAATGACCTGCTCATACACACCCTTGTCGTCTGTTCCCACATCAACGGGTTCTTCCGTGAGCAGTTCGATTATATAGATTTTGTGTTCCTTAATTTCAACATTTTTAATGCCGTAAAGCGTTTCGTAAAGTCTGCGTGCAAACTCCTCGGTTTCTCTTGCGTTGTCGGTGTAATGGATAAGCAAAGACACGCTTATTGTATCGTAGGTGCTTTCACCGCCGATTGCCCTTGTGGGTGTTCCCGACTGCTTTAATGAATACACACCGATTGACCTGTCCTGCTTGTTGTCAAGCTTGCCAATGTAATAATGCTCGGCTGAGGTAACGCTTTTGAGCCAATCTCTGATGTCCGATAAGTAAATCAAAGTCCTGTATTTCTCCTATATATTTTAGTGAATGTTTGACTGCAAAAATTCTGCCGTGTACCGCCCTCAAGCCACTGTGCAAACCATTTACCGCCGGCGGCAATGTTTTCCTTACGGCTGAAATTATACTCGGGATGAAAATACAACCGCCTTGCATACGGAGTGCTTGACACAATTTTAACTACCCCATTTGCACTTTGTGAATAATCAACAGCGGTACTATCGTTTTGAAGTATGCTTGTATCAAACGGCATTACCTGCGTGTTTTTCACCTGTGTAAGAAGTGCGTTACCTGTCTGTTCAAGAGCCTGTTGCTTTGCCTTGTCAAGCTGTTTTACAACAGGCATATTGAGTTTGATTTTTGATGATACCGAAAATCCCATTAAATCACATCCAATTCCGTAAAATTAACTTTGCCGTCGGGGGTGCGGTGTTTTGTACCCTGTACGATGTTTCGTTTTACGCCGTCAAGGATTACAAAGCCACCGCTTAAAGTGGGGCTGTCGGGAGCAATGTCGCCGTCAAAAAGCAAGACAGCCGACACCTGAACAATTTTCTGCTCTTTGGTAAAGACCGTCTTTGCCTTTGACTGCATATTACACAAGGCAGAGCCACCGTGCAGGGTTGCTGACGGGTACAAGCTGTCGGAGGGATACAGATTTTTGCATTCAAACACGGTCAGGGGTGCTCCGTCTTCGGTAACACCCTCACCGTAGATTGTGACTTCGACAGGAGTTTTGCAAAACTGCTTTTTCACAAGTGACGGAAATTTCACGGTTTTCACGCACCTTTCAGATTGCAGGATAACAAAGTCCTGTTGATTTTAGCAACGCATAGAGGTCGGCAGGAATTGCCACTCCGCTGATACACATTAAATTCCAGCTTGCGCCAAATTCCATTGATGTGCCGTTGATTGAATAGCTTTTCAGATAGGAAGAAATCATATCGGCATTTTCTTCTTCAAAAGCAGTAAGTCTGCTATGCACTCTGCTGATGATTCTCTTCTGCATTTCCGAAAGTTTTTCAAAATCAATGCGGTTAAAAGTCAGAACATCAATGTGTTCGGCAGAGATAACGCTGTTCTCATCTCCGCCCTGCTGTTCAATGTAATCGGCATACATTACGCAACCGCCGTTGTGTCAACATCGGCATAAATGCTGTCAATTTTGCCGTCCTTGCCGTTCGGGAATACGAATGTGTCGGAAAGCGAACGGTTCTGATAGAGCCAGCCGTCACCCTCTGTGTGTGAGCCGGGAGCAAAGAAGTAAATGCTTGAAATCTTCGGAACAGTCTTGCAGGTTTCACCGCAGGCAACAAGAACATTGATTTTGTGAGCACCTGTTGCAGGCTCAAAACCGCCGTCATCGGGGTTAAAGTTGAAGTTATCGTAGAAACGCTCATCGTCAATAACCTCGATGATAGGGCAACCGTCAATCTCGGTCACTCTTGTTTCAATGCCGATACCGCCCTCTGCAATCTGTGTAAGCTCAATCTTGCGAGTGAACTCCGTTGACTGTTCAAGGCAGTCCATAATGTGAGATGTCACATAGGCAACAAGTGTGCCTCTTGCCTTGTATCTGCGGAGTTTGCCGGCAGAGAGAATTGTTTTGAGCTTTGAATAAGCGTTCTCCTTAGTCCACTCCGATGTCTTTGTTGAAGAATGATATCCGTCTGTTGCCTGAGCCTTTGCTGCAACCTTTGAGAAGAAAAGTGCGTCTGTTTCGGGAGCAACCTGTGTCTGTTCAAATGTCTTTGAGATGTTCTCAACGCTTGCAGTCGAATTTGTTTCATCGACATCTGCCTTGTCAACGAGGAACTCAATATCACGGTCGTGTTCGCAGGTGAACGGAACATCGGTCTGAACATACTTGCCCTTGTTCCAACCGCCGTTGCGATTGTGGTTCTTAAAGCCTGATGTACTCATCTGTGTGAAGTGGAAAGTTCTTGCGCCAACCCACTTTACATTTGAAGTGATGAATGGTGATGTAAGTGTGCCCTGAACAAGAATTTCGAGCAGATCAGGGCTGAACTGCTCGGCATAGTTATTTGTGTTTGCCATAATTTTTCAATCCTTTCTTTGGTTAAATATTAAATCTGTTCCATTTTTTGGTAGGAACATTTGCCTTTGGTTTTGTACCGTCCGATGTACCGTTGCCGTCACCGCCGATTTTCTTAACTCCTGTGCCGTTCTCGGCAGGTTTGCCCTTGAGTGCGGGGATATCGTCAAGCACCTTTTTAACAGCCTCTGTCAGCTTTTCCGCATTGACCTTGCCGTCTGTCACAGCCTTTGAAAAGTCTGCAATTTTAAGCACATACGGAACGGTTGCAATGTCAACGCCCTGTTTTACGGCTTCGAGGGTTGCCGACTGGTTGACTTCTGCCATAAGCTTTGCGTTGTTTGCAGATTCAACTTCCGACTGCATTTTTGCAAAGTCGGGAGTGTTCTTGGCTTTCTGCTTTTTAAAAGCACCGATAGCCTCTTTCATCTCATCGGCTGACAATCCCTGCTCCTTAAAATATGACTTCAAAACGGTGTCCTCTGTCACGCTCTGTTTTCCTGTAATAAGGCTTGCGAGCTTGTCATAATCAAAGGCAGGAGCGTTTCCCTGTGGAGTTCCCTGCGGTGCAGGTGTCGGTTCATTGGTTTTTGGTGTTGGATTTGGTTCTGCCATTTTTTCATATCCTTTCAGTTTTTCGGGTGTCTCCCGTAATCAGTTTATAGAGTGTCTCTCTGTTTCAGTTTTGCACGGTGTCTCCCGTAGTTTAATGTCTTCGGACAATAAAAAAGCACCTTACATATTCGTAAAGTGCTTAATCTGCTGATTCTGTTTTCTTTGTTCTCGGCTTTTTGGGAGCGTCAGGCTTGACCTCTTCTGCAAAACCGCCGTCAATGAGTTCCTTTGCTCTCTGCTCAGAACATTCAAAAACTTCATTCACATGTCGGGTTACATAGCCGTTCTGCCTGTCATTAAATGCTGTTGTTACTCTGATTTTCATTCTGTCACCACCTTTCTAAACTGGTCGAAATCGACGGGTTTAACTGTTAATCTTTACTCTTAAATGTAATCGGCAAAATCTGTTTAGGCAGGAAGTTAATTTCATAACGGTATTTGTCCACTTCTGCACCGCTTATGTCCTCTACAACATACATAGTTTCATCATTAAGACCTATGATATGCTTTTTGTATTCACCCTTGCCCGTTTCGCAGACAACCTCAATTTGGTTATCGTCATTATCGACCTGTAATGAAAAAGCGGCAACAAGTTCAAATGACGGCTTATCGGTTCTTGTGTTAATAACCGTAAGCCTGCGTATCACATTGAAATTGTCTGCTTCCTGCGAAACATTGTACGATACCTGCGTTGCCTCGGTACAGCCCACAGTAACCAGTACGGTTGTTGCAATCATAACTACCATAAGTACAATTGCTAAAATTCTTTTTCTCATAGTATCAAACCTTTCTTTGATTAATAATAAAAAAGCACTCTGATTTCTCAAAGTGCTGATTTGATGTATTTAGTTCTGTTACGGCAAGTTGCAGGCAAGTTAAATAATGCCGTGAACAAGCCGTTTTTTCTTACTCTGAACATATTCTCGGCAAGTTAAACAACAAAACCGCCCTTTTTACGGAGCGGTTAGCTTTTGTTTCTTTGTTTTTCAAGTTCTTTAATTATTTCGTCAAGACGTTTTGAAGCTTCTTCGTTAGAACCATCTAAAACAGATTTGTTTATTTCTTCCATTCAAATAAACCTCCTTCTTGATGTTTACTTAAAAATTTATCAATAACCTTTCTGTATTCACTATCAGAACCTGTTTTTATCCTCTTTTTTCCCATTCGTTGTAACTCTGTTAAAAGTGATAGTCTGTCGTATCCTTTCAATTTTGTTAATACTTCAATGTTGCCATCGTTTTTCACAATAGTAAATGTTTTTATACTATCATTCTTAATAAATTCGATAATATCATTTAAAGAATAACTGCTGTTTCTCGGGTGATTGTGCATAACAAATAAATCTTTGCCTTGAAGTGCTGATCCAAAATCTATTTTTTCATCAGTTCCTTTAATAGGCTCTGTAATCATTTTGGACACATCATTTTTTAACACGAAGGCAACTTCTTTATTTTCATTTTGTTCTTTTGAAAATTTCAAAAGCTCCTTGTGTTGTTTTTGAATTTCCAAACACTGCTCTTCTGTATAACCTTCAATATCAACTTTAGGAATACGACTGATAGCTTTATCGGTTATCGGAGTAATAGGCTTTTTACTTTTCTCTTTTATTATAACACTTTTACCCGATTTTGCAACAGATTCAGCGGTGATTTTATTAACATTCCCTGCTTTTTTCGCCTTTTCTTCAAGCGTATTCGCCCTATCGTGCCACTCATCGGCTCGGGTTTGGGCTATTCGTTTATTGTCCTCATCGAGGCTGTATTCGGCACGGCGGTCAAAGCGTTCTGCCTGTCGCTGTGCATACTGCTGTTTTTCCTCAATTCCTCGCTGACGGTCAAGCTCTTTGATTTCATCTTCAGACAACGGTGCGTCCAAATCATCAAGTTCGGGATAATATGTACTTGTGCTGTCCTTACATCTCGGATGAAACAAACCGTTCTTGATTGCGGTTGAGAGAAGCGGATAGTTTCCGTCTGACTTTTTGCCGTTTGAATAAACATCGTCAATAAACACCTTGCCGATATATTTTGCACAATCGGGGCAACCGCCCTGTCTTGAGTTCACAACAACGAGGGATACTCCCCATTCGGCTCGCTTTTCGCCCTCACCACGCAGATAGGCTCTTTTGTTGGCTGTTTTAACCGCCATGTCCGCATAATCCGAGAGCGTGTGCCTTGCACCGTTCTTGTATTCCACACAATTTAGACCTGCGTTGAGCATATCTTTGCAAGCTATATCAACGGCTTTTTCGTATGTAACCGCACCCGTGTTAATTGCAACCTGTGCGTTAAAAATTGCCTTGCGGTACTTGTCGTTGCTCATACGCAAAACTGCCGTTTCTGCCTTCTTTAAATCGTCTGTGGTCGATTTTATGAGTGCGTCAAGTTTACGGTCATTCACCGTAAAAAACTCGGCTGTGCTGTGTGTTGACGGCTTTTTCGGGGCTTTGAAACCGTCCTTGACAGCTTCAAGAATTTCTGCCTCCTGACTTGCATTTCCGTCAGCTTTGGCGGTGCGAATCATCTCTTCGACCTTGCTGTTAATGGTTTTGAAACGCTTGCCGAATTTCTTTGCGTTGTGCTTGCGGTACTCTTCAAGACTTTTGAGCTGTTCAGCCTGCCATTGTGTCCAGTTGTAACCCTCTTTGGTTTCTTCGGCTCTGTGACGGCTGAAATTGCGCATCATGCTGTCGATAAGCTCGTTTTCAATTCTCTCAAAAGCCTCTTTAATGTTGTAATCACTCATTGCTTACTCATTTGCTGTCATCGTCCTGATTTGCGATATCTTCGGGTTTATCGGGTTCATTGCCCGTGTCGGTAAGGTCAACATCATCAAATGGAGAAGTTTCTTCCTCGCCTGCAATACCCTGTTCCTCTTTAATTCTCTGCACCTCTTCGGCTTTCCAATCCTCCGACTTGCTGTCGCCGTAAAGCTCATCAACCGAGGTTTCAACTGACATCAAACCGCCCTGTCTTGCTTTTGACACGGTTTCAACCTGACTTTCAAAGCTCGGATTTGCATATTCGCCGAAGTTTACGGACACTTCCAAGCCCTCAACAATACCCTTGCCGTTAAGTTCCCCGTCTGCATTGAGTACAACTGCAACAAGGCTTTGAAGTGCGTTCTGCGTGATTTTGACAAGGTTCTGCCTTGTGTAAAGGGTTGTCTTTTCCTTTTCACGCTGAGCGTCTGCATTATCAAGCTTCTTCGTATCAATGCCGAGAGTTGACGGCGATATAATACCCTGCAAACAGAGGTCAAGGGCAGTAATGTATGAACTCAAATAGCTTTCGTGCTGAATCTGCGGACTTTCGGTGTAAATCCTGTTGCCGTTGCCGTTTTCAGACATATCGTTGCCCACGGTGATAAATCGGTTGTCAAACGGATTTGGTGATATCGGCTGACAGGTTTCGGGATTTCTCGGAACAAGGCAATCAGGCACATACTGCTTTGTTCGGCAGGCTCTGAGTGCGTCCATCCACTGTGACCACACTTCATCAAGGCTGTCGAAAGCGTCTGTTTTTATGCCGATAATGCCCGCACCTCTGCCCTTGTGGCACGATTTGCCGTAAAGGACAGGTACAGCCCACATATATGATTCGTCAAATGTAACGCCCTTTGAATCAATCCACGAAAGAGCGTCAACCGTGTGCAGGTCAATCTCTTTGCCGTTGTCATCATACAAAGCATAGTGAATATAGCCGTAACCGTATGTTTCTTCAAAACGGTAACGGCGGTGTTTTTGCGTGTAATCGGTGTAAAACTTAACCTCTCGGATTCTGCCGCGCACATATGTAAAGTCGATGTTTTCGGCAGGATACCATTCAACAATCGGAACATCTGATACAGCCGTGTCAAAGCTGACCTTAAAAGCACCGTCACCAACAACACATAGGTCACGGAGCATTTGCTTAACCGTGTCGGATAGCTTGTTCTGCTTTTCAATGTCTTCCCAACGCTCTGCATAAGCGGTTGAATTTTTACTTGTAACATCTGTGCCGTTGTAGTCGGCAATTACGATATTCACAAGCGTTTCGCAGATGAGTGCCGGCAAACCCGTGTGTATTTTACGGATTTCAAGCCCCTTTGTGCTTTTTGCCGCCCAAAACATAGTTTTGTTTGTATCAATCTGCTTGTACAGCTCCGCAAGCTGTCTGCTGTTGCCCCAATACCAAATGCGATTGATAAAGCACTCGGTCAGATGATTGCTTGTTTCGGTGACGGTAATTGTTTTGTCGCTTGCAGGAGTAATCTGCAAAAAGTTTTTAATTCCCGATCTGATAGATTCAGCCATTCTGTTAATCAGCCCCATTTATTTCACTTCCAATAATATTTTTAAACGGCAGCCACGCATATTGACCGCTGTTAATGCAATGGTCGTGACCGTCCTCGGGTGTGTTGTCTTTATCCTCTCGCCAGCTGTAAATTTCAAACTCGGCAATCGTGTTTTTACAATGTTCAAGCACAAAATAACAGTCGGTGGCAAGCCAGCCGAGTACAAGATTGATTCGGTCAATAATCTTCGTTTTCTTCCATGCATTTGCAAAGTCATAGACACAGCCGTGCTGTCGCTTATACTTTTGAAATTCGGTAATAGTCGCTTGGTCGGCGCTGTCAATAAAAGCCGTGCGTGCAAAGCCCCATTCATCACGGTTGCGGTCAAGAAAATCAATAAAATTCTTCACCGTGTCACTCGGGGCAATAGGCGTTTGCATTTCAGCGTTGTTATAAACTCTTTCATCAAGCTGAACACACTTGCCGTGATTGGTAATGCCGTAAAATGTCATTGCGATAGTGTCAGGCGACTTCTGCGAATAGGCGGTATCAAGACCTGCGGTGAACTGAACAAAGTGTTCCGACTTGCGGTTACAGTTCAAAAACTCTCCTGCCCACTCTTTTGATTTGATATGTCTTGCCCTCTCAAAATTCGGGAACACAAGACCTGTTGCTCTGCCACGCAAACCTAAGATTTTATTTTTATAGAGCTTTGTACCTTTCGGTGCAGAGTTCTTTTTCTTTTCAATCTGTTCAGGTGTAAGGCTTAAATTGTCGGCAAAAGAAAAGAACCAATACCGCCAATTCGGTACAGGTTCTTCGGTAAGCTCCGCCGTAATCTCGGGAGGAACATCGTTTTCATATTTTTTAAAAGGACGGGAGCGGTTGACAAACTCCTTATACACAGGCAGGCTCGGATCATCGGGATTCAGCGTTGCAAGCATATAGTCATTACGGGTTGACATCTCTCGAATAAAGTCAATATCGGCGGTGTTTATCTCATCAATATACACACAGCCGAACTGCGCACCGAGTACCATTTCCCATTTATCCCGACTGCTGTAGCCGAGAATATAGATAATTTTGCCCTCAAACTTGATATGCGGGAGCTTGTAGTCCTTGTCGCCGTTGCCACAGTAAACTGCGTTACGGTGCAGGTCGAGAATACCGTTATCCTGCTGAATAATGGTTTCTTCGGCTTTACCTGTTGTCTTGGCGGCAATTGCGTGTATCTTCTTTTTACTTTGCGACACCATTCGCATAAACTTAATGCCTGCCCCGACTGTTGTTTTTCCCGAGGCTGTAGTTCCTTCAAGAAATTCAGCCGACACATTTGTTGTGTTGATAAAGTCGATATACTTTTGTGACAGCGGAAATTTGTTACTCACTCAGTCCCTCACCGCCCAACTGTCTGAACACATCGGATAGCTTTTCGGACTGCTCAACCTTTGCGTCAACCTTAACGGTGTATTCGCCCGTCATCTTGTTGAGCGTGTCAATCGCCCTGATTCTGTCAGAGGTGTCCTGCTCAGCACTTCGGGCAATATCGGACAAAGCAACCTGTCTGTCCTTTGCACTCATAATGCGCTCATCTTTGAGCTTATCAGAAAGCTCCTTGATGTATTTTGAAACTCCAACATTCTCCAACAATTCATACGCTCTTGCGTTTGCGTAATTTTCTGAATATCCTGCCTGTATCGCACTCTGAACGGTGTTACCGCTCTGCACATAATATTCCGCAAACTTCCTCTGTCTTGCATTTAATTTGTCTTTCACGGTATCACCGCCCTTTCTTTTCCCTTACAACACAAAACCGCCCTCAAACGAGAGCGGTCTGTGTACCAAAATTTATTTAAGGAGGGCATAAATGCCAAGTTGTAATCATTTTCCGAATCTTTCAGTTTACATTATATCACCCTGAAACCGAAAAACCGAACAACTTTTACCAGTGGTGGCGGTTGCACATAATTCTTATGTTGTCAGGGGTATTGATTCCGCCTGTATCAACTGCAATCTTCGCCCAGCTGTATTTTAAACCGAGGTGCATAAACAGGCAGTTTTCTACAAAAACATCCCGTGAGAGGCTGTTCAGGGCTGAATTTCGGCGAATTTCAAGGTTTTGGATATCCCTTTGAATATCTGCAATCTGCACAACCGCATTACCTACCCTGTCGGAAGTCTGACCTGACGGAACGATTCGTTCACCCAGTGTCACCGCCGTGTTGTCCGCCTCAGCCTGCAACCGTGCAATCTTCGCCCTCAACCGTGAAATCTCTCGGTTAATTTCCTTAATCTCTTTAGCCGTCAATCCATATCTACCTCACTTTCAAGCCAATGTTTCGTGCAGTCAATGCAACTGCCATTGAATCGCTTTTCCATAGGGCAACCGAAATATGGAGTTCCATATGGACAGGCAAAAAAAACTCATACAACTCCGAGCCATTTCATCGATACTCATTGATTTGATTTTTTCAAAGTTTGTCATCGTTACTTACCTCTGCACATTATATACCAAGCTGATTACATGCACGATAAAATCCTTCTGCCCATAAATAAACACGAGGATGTATTCGTTTGCCACAATCATAAAGCCACTCAAAGTAATCAGTATCAAGTTCAGAACAAAAATCTACAATCAATTCTGACGGTATAAACTTGTTGCCGTAAATGCAGTTTGAAACTTCATGTTCAAGTTCTTCCCAGACATCATCTTCCGATTCCATATAACACGAACTATGTTCGCTATACGAAGATATTATTTCATCGGAATCAAAATCCTTAAGATTGTATTTAATACTATCTACAACATTTTTTTCGTCATAATAAAACAAATTTGATGCTGTTTGAATCTTGCTTATGTAATACTCAATATCATTTTTTACATAATTTTTAAGATTTGACGGCTTAATTTTGTTATACCAAGTGGCAATGCTATCACCCAAATCACCGCTAACTACTAAGCTACCTCTTTTCTTATCTACTATGTAATTCACATAATAATCTCCGCTTCCATCAGCTCTTTGCCAATCAATAATTAGGTAACGGTCTGTGTCCTGAATAAGCGTCGCTTTGTGTGTGTTAAATTTCTCGCAGAATTTAGCGATTCTTTCTTTTGTCATACACAAACCTCCTTTCTCATGATGCTACTACCACAGTGATGGCAATAATCAGTGTCATAGCTAACTACTACCCAACCTGCCTTCTTACCTGCCAGTTGAACCATACCCATTATTGCCCCTTTCAGTCTTTTTAAGCATATCAGTCTGGACAAATTTAGCTTTAAAAAATGGAATAAATACAATCTGACTGATTTTATCTCTTTTTGCGATTTTGTAATCTGTCCCACTGCTGTTATACAGTTTAATACCGATTGGACCGGTATAATCCGCATCAATTAGTCCCGTTGAAGTTATATCATGTAAAACATTCAGACCGCTTTTTGAAACAAGTAAACCTGCAAGACCTCTTGGAATTTCAATATGAACGCCGCTGTTTATAAATACACTTCTACGAGCAGGTACAATAGCATCTACCGGAGAAAATATATCATACCCTGCATCAGTTTCATGAGCCTGATTAGGCATTATTGCTCCATCATCAAGTACAATATTCATAGTAATGGGCGGCATTTCAATAAGCGTAGATTGTAAATTAATCATTTTTACTACTCTCCTTTTCAAAATAAAATACAATTGGTTTCTCGACTTCCTGAATAACTTCGTATTTCTTTGCCAAACGAAAAATAAAAACCTTTTCTAACTTAGAAAGCAATTTGCCTAACTGCTTTCTAAAATCTTCAATTGTCATCTCTCCTGTTCCAAGCCTTAACGGCTTGTTTCCGTGCTAAGTCATAGCCATTTTTTTCAAATCTGCATGTTGCAAAATTTATCCTTGATACACCAACAACGCTTGCGGAACAATTTTTACAAATTACTAATGCTTCAAAAGTTCCAAATGTTGTAGGGTTACCATCTTTCAAGAACGCTTCGCCACCGCAAAACGGGCAAGGTTTAAGTTCTAATTTAGACATTTTCTTCATCTCCTAAAAGTTCGGGATTATCGTAGATATTGCCGATTACTTCAATTTGTTTCAAATCTTGATAATATCCAAACGATAAGGTTTCAAGTGTTGAATACACAAGACCAAAATACGCTGTTTCGTTTCTTTGTTCAAACACTACATTATGAACAGTATCACCATATTTTACAATATCCCCTTCAAAAATCTTCGTGCTGTTTACTTCTTAATTTCCAGTTGCTTTTCATTTATCACAACTCCTATTTATATTTCTTTTTGTTTATCATACAAACATATCCACCCCAAAGGGACCTGCCTAACATACGGACACTTTTTACAACAATAGACACATATGTATAAGCCTTTTTTTGAATATGGACATTTCCGTATGCTACATGGATGATATTCGTGTTTACACTTTCGACAAACCTGCAATTTCATAATCAATCACCCAATTGCAGATATTTTTCAATTGTCTGCTTTGCTGATGTACTGCCATAACATACCTTTACGGCGTATCCGCACCGTGAAAGATTCTGCAACCATTTATCCTGATGTTCAGAAGTCTTATTGTTGCCGACTTTAAGCTCAATATATAAGCCGTGATATTTACCTTTTGGCACAGCAAGGCATAAATCCGGAACACCTGCCCTAACTCCTTGCCTTTTAAGATGTGCGGCTTCGGCTTTATCTCTTCTGCCACCATTTGGAACAGCGTACAGCATTGAAAGTTCAGGATGTATTTTCATTTGCACACATTTATCCGCCCATTTAATGAGTTTACATTGCTCCTGTGCTTCAGACATCATTTTCATTTCCTCTCGTAAAACGGTAATTCTTATTTTTATCGGCTTTAATAAAAATTTTCGGATTAGCCATCTCTGAAATTCTACTGCCTAAAGCCTCATCAATCTGCGAAATCTGTTCAAGTGATAATTCAGATGTTATGACAGTCGGCAATCCTTCATTGTATCTGTAATTGATAATCTTAAATGTAGCATTGACATCAGCTGTTGAGACAAAATCGCCCCTGCGAGTTTTAAAGAAATCATCAATGTAAAGAATTTCCGCTTGCTTATATGAATTTATGAGAGCTTCATACACCTCTAAATTACTCGATGCCTGCTTGATTTTGGTAATATCATCCTGCCAAAGCATATATTTAGGTGCTTTGCCTTTTTTGAGTAATGCTCCGACAATAGCCGTACATATATGTGTCTTTCCACAACCGGGCTGACCGCCGAAGAAGAACCAATCAGAGCATTTGTCAATGTACTCATATGCTTTATCTTTCACATATTTCTGCCAATCTGAGGTTGTCTTGTAACTTTCAAAAGTATATCGTTTAAGAAGTTTTTGAAGACCGCTGTTCTGCATTCTGTGAAGTTCATCTCGAATTTTCATACAATCACATTTGCAAGCAACCACATCATATGTAACCTGCCCGAAAGGCGTTTCGCCTGCCTTTACACGGTAAATATAGCCTCGGTTCATACATTTCTCGCACTCATAGCCAATGAGCTTACCGGGTGTTGAGTTAAACACTTTTGCTTCTTGTTCGGCTCTTTCTCTCGGAGTGAGTTCTTTAGAAGACTTTCTCGCCCGTTGGATAATTTCCTCCGCTCGCTGTGGTGACATTATTCTTGACATTATCGCTTGGATTGAATCCATATCCTACACCTCCTCTGTCTTGGACCTTATTAAGCCATTTAGTAATGAACCCTTTAATGCCGGTTCTTGTTTTTCTCCTGCTCGGATTAGCTTCGAGCCACCCCAACATCGAACGCAATTGTTGTTCTACATCAACAGCAGGATACAAAATTTTGTAGTGCTGAACATCAGATTTTGAAACTGAATAATTACTCTTATCGTTCAAAGGTAATGTAATAAAAATATTTTCACCGGCGGTGTCGGCTGCATTTGCAGACGGCATCGCATAATAATTATTTCTATTTACTTTACTTTCCTTTACTTTACTTTTCTTTGTGTCGTTCTCGGAGAGATTATGTTCATTCTCGGAGAGATTATGCTCATTTTCAGGTATAACTATATAAGCCTTTGTTTCTTCCGTTTTCAAAAGCCAATATAATCTATTTATTGTGCGACCTCGCACGGAGCGTTTTTCGATAGCGTACATATATCGTTCTTGCATCATTTTGTTGGTCAGTATGCTCTCCCTATCAAACAGCCCGTTATCAAACAGCCCAATTCGTAAGCAAAGCTTAACTACCTGATTTACCGTATCTGATTTAATTCCACCGCTCATTCGTTTCGCTATCGTGGCAGCACTGGTTTCTTCTCGCCACTCATAATAGTAACCATTTGTTGCATAAGCTTTGGTACAAATCCAAAAAAATACTCCAAAGCCGTCCCAACCCTGTGCATCAATAAGCACATCAAATCTCTCATCATCATCGAACAAGTGAACATCCCAAGCCGCAAAGTCAAGCCCTCGCTTTGGTTGTCCAGCCATTCACTGTATCACCTCTTTCTTTTTGTATTAAGTTTCAGCTTTGTACAAAGATATTCATCAAGCTCTATACCGTAGATTTTGTACTTATCAAACAGCTCTTTTTCGTGCCGATGTGCTTCATCGTGGTGCTTTCTGCAAAGGCATATAGCTTTTAATCCTATATGTACAATCTGTTCCCTATCTCGCCCCATACCAATTCTGTCAACATGATGAACTTCACCTGGTGCATTGCATATTGCACACTTACGATTTTCAAGACAACTGTACAAGTATCTGCCTATATCATCTGTAACATTAAGCAGAGTATCTCTTGTTCCGATATTTTGGTAGAAACAAAAATCTATCAGATAGCTTATGAAATCTCTTGCTACGCTTTTTTCGCAATCAGACAGCGAAAAGTATTCAATGCCAAATTCACCGCAAAAATTAAACTTGAAATATTCTTTAATCCATTCGGGATTATCTCCGCACCAAAATGCTATATCTCTGATGATTGCGTATATTTTTCTTCGCTGTTCGGCAGAAATCGTGCGTCCGTCAACAATTCTGAGTTCAATTTCATGTACTTGTTTCTGTGCAAGTTCTCTGCCGATACGCTCATGCGGTCTTACTATTAAGTTATATCCGTCATAAGATACTATGTTCGCTGATGTAATCATACTAAGTCCTCGTGTTGGTGCATATAAACGAAGAAACTGTTATTACCCATATTTTGATACAACCATTCATCACACTTTTCTTTGCTCAAATGTGTACGAAGAACTCTATCTTCGTACACATATTGACCTTTCAATCGTTTATCTTTTATTCGATTAAGTAATTCTGTTTTTGAGTAGTTAGCTTCTACAAGATACAAATCGTAGTTCTTAGCTGTTATATGAGCGATTTCCGATGTATCAGTTGCGTATATAACTTTATATATCCCCTGTTGAGTGTTGAAGTGTAACTTCCAGCCGATATTAGGAACATCATGCCGAAGTGGTACTGCTGAAAAAGTAATATTGCTGATTGAGTACCATTTATCCTGAGCGACTATGAAAGAATTGTATTGAAAGGAGGTATCACCTAATAAAAAAAGCTTTTTGCAAAGATAATTGGGGTAAATTATCCGAATACAAGGGTGTTCGGACAGCAGTCGCTTTAGAGTAGCAACATTACAATGGTCTCCGTGTTGATGAGTTAAGAATACATATTTAACTCGGTCAACCACTTCACACTCAACAAGTTTGCTAAACGGCACTCCGCAGTCAATCAAGACCTGACCGTCAAGAAGAACTGCGTTGCCCTTAGAGCCTGTACTGATTATCTCAACATCAATCATCTCACTCTGCAAGATCATCGATTGAGAATGCTTCATCGGAATCAATCTGCTGTTCAGATGATTCCGGTAATGGGGCATCTGACGGTACATCTGCGTCAATCATTGTATTCGTTTCATAATCGGGAGTACCGTCGGCATTGATTATATGATTGTCAGCTTCATACGCTGTCTGCATTTCAACACTCATAACGCCCCATTTGCTGATAAGCTGTCTGAGCATTGTTTTCTTAGCCATCGCATCAAAATCCTTTGCCCAAAATGTATAGCTTGTACCCTTCTTGATATCATTTGCATATCCAGCTGAATACTTCATAGCGTGCTGTTTCATCTTATCCTTACTCCAGTAAAGAGCTTTCTCAAAGCCGTTTACATAGCGAAAATAAGCATAATATCCGATTGTTTCAGCTGTTTCACGCTCTGTTTCATCTTCAATCATTTTGATTGTAATTTCTTCTGTGAGCGGATCCCAATTAAGAAGTTCTCCCTCTTTGATTTCCACCACATTAAGTCTTTTATACTGTCCTGAACGGATAGCAAGCTGAATATAGCCACGATAACCAAGAACGAATGTTGCTGTTGTACGATTGTTCTTACGGTCCTTAAACGGAACCATGTAATACTGTCCGAGCTGTGGTGATGGTGGCAAGCCGAGCGAATGTCCGCAAAGTGCCGCTGAAAGAATTGTTCCTGCATCACATTCTTCGAGTGCCGGATTGGTACTCACTACTGAGGTAATAGCCGCCGTAAATTTCTGAATTTCCTTCGGGTCTTTCATTGAGTTTGAAAGACTTTTCTGAAAAGCCTGTGTCTGGAGCATTGACGAAAACTTCGGCTTTCTCTGCTGAATCTGATTGTTTTGATTATTATAATTACTCATAGCGTAATCCCCTTTCGTTGATTAACTGCTTAACAGTGAGTGCAAAATCTTTAAGCTGTGATTTTGTACCGTAAACCTTGAATGACAATGACAGAACTTTTTCATCTTGCTGTGGCTGTTCTGATATTTCTTCAACCGGAGGAGCAACTTCTTCAGGCACATTTGCAACAAACGGCTCATATTCATCAAGAGTGTTGCTCACAGCCTGCTCGGCTTTTTCACGCTCTGCTCTTTCGGCTTCTGCCCTTGCTTTTTCTTCTTCAATAGCCTTGTACCTCTCGGTTACGGAAGTTATTGCAACCGATACATTCAAAGACCGCTTATACTCGTACAGGATTTCGTCCTTGTGCTCCTGCGTTGCGATAAGCTTTAAGTCATCCATAATCTTGTCAAGGTTAGATTTTATAGTTTCTTTAAGCTTTTTGAGAGATACGCTCATAGTAATGTTTAAACTAACTTGCTCATATGCCACAAAATCAATACCGAGTGATTTTGAATACTCATCAAAATAGCTTTTTGATTTTTCGTACTTTTCCTGTTTAAGACCCTGCTCAATGGCGTCAACCTTACCTTTAAGGGCGGAATCAGCTTTCTTATAAGGCAATAACACGCAATCTTTGTAAACTGTTTCAAAAGCCTCATAAGGTGTTATTATTTCCGATTTAACCGCTTTTCGGCGAGTTTCAAATTCCGCAAATTCCTTATTGAGCGATGAACGCAACTTCTTGATTTCCTTGTAGTTTTCGTCTGTACATATCATTTCGCAGGCAGTGTTTACCTTTTTCTCAATTTCAGATTTAACCAGCTTGAGATTCTCGATGATGACAGGAATCTGAGCTACCTGAATTAAATCGGTTGAATCAGGTTCTGCATCATTAACTGTTGACAGATTTTTTACTTCTTCCATATCAGCAGTTTCAAGCAAATTAACGGGTTCTGTAATTTTGGTCATTTTATGTTACCTCCTTAATCTATTGACCATTCTTCCTCGGTAATGCCGTGAAAAAGTTCGGCACATTCACGAGAACAGAAAATGTCATCGTTTGTATCTCTGAAATATGTATAATCATATCTGAGTTCTGCGTTGCACGCTCTGCAATGCCCCATTACCAGTACTTGCGGTGCGTTTGGGCACATCGGATTACACGGAGTGCTTCTGCATACTTCGCACATTTTAATATCTCCTAACTATTGATTTTTCGATTCAATATGATATAATGAGCTTGTTTAAATTTCTTTTTGTTTAATCCCGTGTTGCTGTTCCTAAGCAATGCGGGATTTCTCTTTGCCTGCAAGTTGCATTTCAAACAACGCCTTTGATACTCTTTCAGCTCTGAGTTCTTCCCTGATAAGCTGTTCAAGGTAATAATCCTCAAGGCGTTCACCGTTTGCATCACCAAATCGGCTGATAATAACCGCCAACTTGTTCTTAGCGTGTGCCTTAGCAATTTCAAACTCAGATTCAGTGCATATGTATCCGTTTGAGGATATAAAATCAGTGTAATTCAAAATATTTTCCCACCTTTATATTTGATAAACATTTTGCTAAGGTCCGCAAAATGTTCTTTTCATCAAACAACCTTGTAGTCGTTGGCATTTTCAACCCCCACACATTCAAAACCGACTGTTTCAGGTTTTGATGATTCATAGGCTTTGAGCTTGCGTTTTAGCTCTCTGTTCTCTGCTCTGAGGCTTTCGATATCTTTGAGCAGCTTTCTTTTTGTCGGGTAATTTCTTAACCGCATTTGTTACACTCCTTTCAACGGGTTTGAACCGAGAATATAATTGAGAAACGGTATTCTCGGAATACGGATAGATGTGCCGACTACAATTACATTGAATCCCAATTTTTCGGGTTCGTCCTTTGCCTGTTCACGCAAGTTTTGCGGAGCAACTCCAATAGCCTTTGCGGCGTCTTCCGAGAGCAGATAGACATCACTGCTATCCATAATTTCTTTGATTTTTTTGTTCATCTGAACTGTGTCCATATAAACACCTCCCTACTTTATTTCAATTAACATCTTTTTCAATTGTGCAGTCACCTCTGTAATCGCTTTTCAGCAGATTCATAAATTCTGCGATTTCATCGGGTGTGCCTGTTATCTGCATTGTTATCACCTGCTTTCTGTTTTACCTATCTTGATTTCTACACCCAAAGCTGTTAAGAGCCTGTCGGCATTTTCAAGAGAAATACTCTTTTTGCCTTTTTCCCAATACTGGATAGCCCTTTTAGTAAAGCCTGATTTTTTAGCAAGCTCGCTTTGTGAAAGACCTTTCTGTTTCCTGCTTTTAAACAAGATTTCAGCAAATTCATTAATGTGCATTGATTTCACCAGCTTTCTATGATATACTATATGTAGTGATGAACCGCAATTCATTACACTATATAATGGAAGGAGTCTTTGCTTATCAAAAAGACAATTTATAACTGCGAATCATTGAACGATAACCTTAGTAAGAAAAATCTTGAAATCGAATATCCGTCAGTCTGTCCTATGTGTCACAAATCTGGCGACCCCTCGTGTTTAAGCTCCTACTATATTGACGATGAACATACTTCTCCAAATCTTTTTGTTCATTTCTTCTGTCACAATTGTGAAAAGACCTTTTTAGGTAATTATCATATACGTCGTTATTACGATATAACTGACCTAAGAGGATTTGAGCCGGTTTATGATGTTGAAGAACGAGAATTTTCAAAGCATATCAAGGATTTATCACCTGATTTTTGTAGCATTTACAATCAGGCTTATGCTTCACAGCAGTATCGTTTGAATGATATTTCCGGAATGGCTTACAGAAAAGCATTGGAATTTTTGGTAAAAGATTATGCCATTTTTCTACACCCTGATGATAAAGAAGCAATAATAAAAGCTCCATTGTCACAATGTATCAATAATTATATTGACAATGGTAAAATCAAACACTTAGCTGTGGCTTCTGCTTGGATAGGTAATGATGAAACTCATTACGAAAGGAAGCAACAGGAATACAATGTTGACGACTTAATCGAATTTATAAATGCAATCGTTTCTTTTATAGATTTTGACATTTCTGCTATTCACGCAGAAAAAATGACAAAGAAAAACTAATTATCATTATCCGTTGAGAACCTAAAACTAAAATTGAAGAATTCAAGCTGATTGATTGTATCCTGCAATTCGTCAGCTTGTTTTTTTGCCTTTTTTATAAGGCTTTCAAACTCCTGCAAATTTGTAGCCGATATATTAAGCACTCCTTCATTTGAATAGTTGCCTATCATTTTATTTTTCATTTCTTCACCTGCTTTTCGATATTTTATTGCTTTACACGACCTTAAATGTTATGATTAACTATGAAAGGAGGCATAAATATGAATGATATTTTATCGTGGTTGACTTTAATAATATCCGCAGTTTCAACCTTATGCACTTTGGTTCTGTCTTGGATATTATTTAAAAAGGAACAGAACAAAACCTATCTGAAAGAACGATATGAATTAGTGATTTTCCCCATATTCAACCTGCTTGAAGAACATTTGTACAAAAAGGAAATTACTTCTGAAATTAAACAAGCCGTTGAAAAATGCGAAGATATTATTGCCGATAATAAACTTATCGCAGGCGGAAAACTCAGCTATGTATTTTCTCTTCCATTAGATAAAATTAACTTTCAAAGCATTTCAAAATTAGTCGACAAAGAATATGATGATTGTTGTTGTGCTTTAGGAATTCCTTTAAGACCGTTAGATAAAAAGATGTATACATACAAAACACGAAACATAAAAGTTTTAATATTAGGAATTACTAAATATTCAATGCCGTTGATTGCGGTTTTCCTATTATCAGTAATTCTAATTGTACTTTTTGAATACTTCTTTCTTAACGGATAACTCCTGCTTTGATAAGCATTGCTATAATCAGCAGAAGTAAGCTAATTGCGTTGAGAATAAACACTACAAACATTAAAAACTTGTTCAATTTTCATTCTCCTTTGCCCACTTAATCAGATCCATAATTTGAGCGTCGTGCTTATCAAGGTAGCTGTCTATTGTTTTATACAAATGGGCGGCTACTATTTTTATTGCTAATACTGCTGAAACAAAAGCTGTGCAAAGCATTAGCAGTCCTAAAATTATTATTACTTCCGTCTTTCTTCACCTCCTAAGCTGTTTTCTGTGAATAAAGCAATGTGTTATTGTTTTAAACGACCTTGTATGGTAATATTAAACAAAGGAGTGGTACATATGCTTGATAAGAAATGCAGAAAGATTGTAAAATGCTGTTTAAAATATTATCCTGACGAAAGAATTATTCAAACAACAGATTTACAAAAACACCTAAATTTCAGCAAGATGGAAATACGCTATTGCTGTCAGAGATTGAATAAATTAGGTTTCTTTGATTCATTTCAAACTTCAATAGAAGACACGGTTCATTTTGTTCCGAGTTATAAATTGTTTAATTATAAAGAACACGAAAGAACGAAGATTAAAGAGTTTTTGATAAACTCCGTAGCAATACCCGTCATCGTGTCAACACTATCAAGCATACTAATAACGCTGATAACACTGATGATATCAGGGATACTGCAATAGATGTAAAAATCGGGTGTTTCATTAACCATTCAAGGATAAACACCTTATCTCACCCCCTTAGTTTTTGTTGGGTTGCAGTTTCCTTTAAGAAACTACATCAGCAAAAAAAATAGACATAATCTTATCTGAATTAAGTCCGAGAATTTTTGCAAGCTGTGCAATTTCTTCCTGCTTGAAACAAGTGACACCATTTATCCTTGTATAAAGTGTCTTTTTATCAATTCCCATTTTTTCAGCAAGTTTTGGAATTGTAAAATTGTTTCTTGCAATTTCAGCTTTAAGATCACTTGTATTCACTTTCTATCACCTCGTTTCCTTTAGGACACTTAAATTATATACTGCTTTCAGTCCTTTGTCAACCACTTTAGGAAACTTTTTTATATTTTTTCGGTTTAGTAGTTGCTTTTTTGAAACTTTGTGTTAAAATATAGTTACAGACCTCTTATAAGGAGAGACAAAAATGGATATAGGAAAAATGATTAACCAAAGAAGAACTGAATTAAAACTAACTCTTGAACAGGTAGGGCAAGCAGTTGGTGTCGGCAAGAGTACCGTCAAAAAATGGGAAGACGGTTATATATCTAATATGAGAAGAGATAAAATAGCTTTATTAGCCAAAGTCTTAAAAATGAACCCTGTTTCTTTTATTACTGGTGAATTTAAAGAAGAAGAAGACCAAGCAATCCCACTTCCACAAACAAATGTATTTATGCGACCGGTATATGACAGCATTTCGGCAGGGTTCGGAGTGATAGCTCAGGATGTGCCTGTTGACTATATGCCTACATACATCACCTGTCCGTCGGAACAGGATAAATATATATGGATAAATGTTCACGGCGATTCTATGAGCCCTCTGATTGATGACGGCAGTAAAATTCTTGTTAAAAAACAATCTTCCGTTGACAGCGGTCAGATTGCCGCAGTCCTCGTTGACGATGAAGAGGCTGTTGTTAAAAAGGTCCTTTACAACGATAACACCGTTGAGTTGCATTCAGTCAACCCCTACTATCCCCCACGAGTGTTCAAAAATAACGACGTCACTCGTGTTCAAATCCTCGGTCTTGTAAAAGAAGTAAGTAAATCACTGCAGTAAGGAGAGTAACTATGGCAAACAATTCACTTATAACATTAAACTGCCCGAATTGCGGCAGTCAGCTCGAAGTTAATTCTACAGAGATGAAAACCAACTGCAAATATTGCGGCACTCAAATTCTTATTAAGGATTTCATTACCGAACGCAGAATTGATAAAAATGACAAAATAAAGGCACTTGAAGATTTGGTAAACAATGCGGCAAATAACGGCGATTATGCAAAGGCATATAAGTACAGCGAAGATATTTGCAAGCTCGATTCATCAAATGAAAACCTTGTCAAGATGAACCTTTTCGGCTTTATGGCAGGCAAGATTGAATTTAACAGTTCATTGCTCGATGATTTGTACTCGTTTTCTCCCGATGAACACAGAAGCTACCTCAGCAGGATTTTAGGGGCAGTCAACATCCGTAAGCAAAACGAGCTTGACAAGGCTCTCAAAATTGCCAATGAGCAGAGAAGAAGAACCGAGGCGGCTCAGATTAACAACAAATATACGCCTGTTATTTTTCAGATAAATACCGAGATAAACAAGATGAAGCAAAAGCGTTGCAAGTGCGGTCATATGCTTGAATACAACGAAAATGTTTGTCCAAGCTGCGGTATGAATTACGGTGACTATCAAACTGAACTCACCCGTATTAAAAAGGAAAAGAACAAAAAAATGGTAAAATTGGGCATAATCATCGGCGTGCCTGTTGTAATTGCCATAGTCGTTTTTGCATTTGTTTACAACGCAAATCTTGTGAACAATATAAATACCGCAATTGACAGCAAGAATTATACAAAAGCTGAACAGCTGATTGACGGCTATCAGGAGGCTAACCCTACACGAACAGATGTTTATGAACTCTACGCCGACCTCTATCTTGCAGAAAACAACCCCGAAAAAGCCATTGAAAAGCTTGAAGAAGGAGTCCGCCGTGTTTCCTCATCAGGCAAAAAAGATTTGCAAAATAAAATTGACGCAATCAAACAGGAATATAATTTGAAATAATCCCATGTCAAACCGTTGCCACAGCACCATACACCGACAGCCATGGTCTGCCGATTAAATAGAATAAATAAAAAAAGACCGCCCACAGCTGGCACTATGAACGGTCAAGTAGGAATAAAAAGTATTCAGTTTTTTCACTCCTAACAAAATTATATAATATATTATCATATTATGTCAATATAAGGAGTGAAATTTATGTCGTTGAAAACAATAAAAAAGACAATTTATTTTTTCAAAACTGTCCCAAAGTGTACCCTTTTTGCAGATGGTGATAGTGATACTGATGTATTACGAAAAATGTTTTCAAAAAGATTTCCAAAAACAGGGGTATATAAATCACGTGATGATCAATATGGAATTGAAATACTTTCATTTGATGACAATTACATATTTGGGACTTTTCTTAAAAAAGATGATTCAACAAATAAATTTATGAAATTAACACTTGTAAAAAATGATACACCTGAAGAAATAGATTTTAATAGTCAAAAAGTAATATTTGAATATTACTCGTTCTTCTATGTCGATTTAAACAAGTGTATGACTTCAATAATATCTAATAAACAATCAGGAAAATTTACTGATATTATCAATCAATTTCTCTTTGAGGAAAATTATCACATTTACTTTTTTCCGTATACTGTAGATTCCATAGATGACGCTATTAAAAAGTTTTCAAAAGTAAAGGCTATTGAGGCGGCATATAATCCTGCCGAATCAGAGCGCACTTTTAAAAATATGCAACAATATAATGAGGATAATTCTATTGAAGTAAGTAAATTAGAATTTAAAATAAAAATTAAACATACCGGTGCAAATTTTCCAGATGTTTTGAAACAAATATCTGCAGAAAGTGAGAAATACAAAAAATACAAGATTGTAGGAGATTCACAGGACGGCATCGAACAGGTCTTTGATATTTTAGAAAAGGTGCTTTATAGAAGTGCTCAAATTGAAATAGATGGCAGCCCTACAGAAAATATAGGTTTTATTAAAAAAACATTTGAAAAAGAAATCCAATTACTTTATAATCAAACAAACAGCTAAGTTAGGTTACAAAGAATTTTTGATTATAAGGTTATATAGATAATACATTGCCGCTAGCACTTCAAGACTACCTGCTATAAAGCCATACATTCCAATATAATTCATAGCAGTTGTATCGCAAATCCAAGATATAATAGGTATCATAAAGAATATTGTTCCAAATAAAATAATTTTCATAAATATTTTATGATGACCATATTTTATAAACCAACTTTTGAATTTACTATCAGAAGGTAGCGCTAAATATACGGTTGCCGCTGTTAGTAAAAATCCTACAAAAGTACCCGAAATTCCAGCTAAATTACTTGCATTTGAATTATTAGTAAAGAATTTTTCTATGAAACAAAATTTCATATCACAGAAAATAACAACAATTATAGGAGATAAAACTGAAACATAAATATATTTAAATACTACTATGTTAAATATATTTTTTAATTTTTTCACACAACTCACCCCCTATTCTTATTATAATGATTTTCATCTGTTTGTATATACGATTCAAATAAAAATCACGAAAAAAGGAGTGTAAACAATGGCTTTTGGTGATAATTTAAAAAGGCTCAGAACCAATAAAGAATTCACTCAAGAATATTTGGGCAAGGTATTATGCCTTAGCCGCACAACGATTTCTAATTATGAAAAAGGTAAAATGCAACCGTCAATTGAAACTTTGATTAAATTATCAGAAATATTCAATGTCACAGTTGATGAGTTGATAAAGCAATAAAAATCCGCCCTGCTCGACTGGTCCTCGAACAGAGCGGAATCATCCACACAGGGTGCAGATGACGCAATTAAACGCAAGATAATTGTATCACACTCCCCTGAAATTTTCAAGTTTTGAATATCAGGGGATTTTTGCACCCTTTTTTTAAGCAAAAGGAGTGTATAAAATGAAACTGCCTAACGGCTACGGCTCTGTTTATAAGCTGAGCGGAAACAGGCGCAATCCGTGGGTTGCCTGCGTGACAATAGGCTACAACAAAGAAACACGCAATCAGGAACGCAGGGTTATTGGCTACTTTCCCAACAAGCCGAAAGCTCTGAACGCTCTTGCTGATTACAATCAAAACCCGTTTGATGTTGATTCGGCAAGACGCACTTTTTCAGAAATTTATGAACTTTGGTACAAGGAGTTCATCACTGAAGACACAAATCCGAACACCAAAAGACAGTATAATGCGGCATACAAACAATGCTCAATGTTATACAATCGCAAGATGTCCGATATAAAAATCATTGATATGCAACGAGTTCTCGACAACTGCAACAACGGTTATCAATCGGTTAGGCGAATTAAAATTCTGTTGAACAAAATCTACGAATACTGCATATTTCACGATATGCTCCATAACAATCTTGCAGAAAAATTGAAAATCAATGCCAAGTCAGATGAAACAAAACGAGCACGCAGGGAGTTTTCGGAAAGCGAAATAAATCTTTTGTGGGAATATTCAAATCTTGATTCGGTAAAAATAGTGCTTATGCTGATTTATTCGGGAGTGCGTGTGTCCGAATTGCTCGACCTAAAAATTTCAAATGTAAACCTTGACGAACAGACTTTCTTTGTTGAAAGTTCAAAAACCGATTCAGGTGTACGAACCGTGCCTATAGCAGACAAAGTATTGCCGTTTTGGCAGAAATTCATCAGCGATTCTCAATGTGGATATGTTCTGAATAACACCAATGGCAAACCGCTGAAATACGATAACTTTAAACGCAACTACTGGACACCTCTGCAAAACGATTTAGGATTTGACCACACCATACACGAAACAAGACATACCTGCATTTCAATGCTTGTATCGGCAAATGTGAACCACACAATCATCAAAAAAATAGTCGGTCACAAGTCGAAAATGGACTTGACCGAAAAGGTTTACACCCACATTAACCCCAAAGAATTGTTGAATGCAATCAACAAAATATAGTCTTATATTATCCTGAATTGTTCATAATTATGTTCCGTAGCTTACATATAGCTAACAAAATCCCCCATTTTCCCCATTCCTATCCCCCTTGCAAGTTACCTGCACCAACAGCCGTTTCTTATGCAGGGACGGCTGTTTTGTATCGCATTGTCGGTCTGTTTTATGGTGATTTTCAAAATATTTGAATTAATTTTTAATAAAAAGCGAAAATTATGTTGACAAATCCGAAAATATGGTATATAATAATCAAGCTGTTGTTATTAAGCAACATTTCGAGGTGTAGCTCAGTTTGGTAGAGTGCTTGGTTTGGGACCAAGATGCCGCAGGTTCAAGTCCTGTCACCTCGACCATAGAAAAAACCGCATTAGAAAGCCATTTTTAAGCTTTTTAGTGCGGTTATTTTTTTGCCTTTTATCTGCTAAAATATGTTAAAATACAAGAAAAACGGTTAAAAATGTTAGGCAAATGCAAGGCAGAAAAAAGTTATGATATTCACCTCACCTTTAATTTGTAAACTGTATCCGTGAGCTTGGTAGAAACATCGGAATTGAAAATTGTCACCCACATAGATTCAGAAGAACCATGGCTACCGATGCCCTTAGAGCCGGTATGCCAATTGAACAAGTATCACTAATGCTTGGCCACGAAGAACTGACTACAACACAAATATACGCAAGATCTGATGAATCTGATGTTTATCAGGCACATCAAAAATATGTTAGATAAATAGGAGTGATAATATTGGCATTCCCCGAAAAGCTAAAAGCGTTAAGACTTGAAAATGGATTAACGCAAGATGAATTGGGTGAAAATCTCTATTTGAGCAGGGCAAGCATTTCAAGCTACGAAATTGGAAGAAATGAGCCTACTATCGAAACCATAATAGCTGTATCAGATTTATTTAATGTTACGACAGATGAATTATTGAAATAAACAACTGGTTTTAAATCATCCAGCTAGAAAATATATTTTTTCAATTGTGCCATACATAATTTCTATTACACTACAAAAAATAAAACATAATTCTTAAGCAACTATAAATACATATCATAATTTCAAATAGTCATTTAAGGCAAATTTACAATATGATTTTGCATTTTTTTTACAAATTAGGTTGCTAAATCGCCGTTTAAGTGATAGAATGTATTAACGAGTTGTTTTGAAAGGAGAATATATATGTTATTAGAGTTTAGTTGCTCCAACCACAGATCAATCAGAGATGAAGTACTTTTTTCTTTGATTGCCGGAACAGATAAGACACATAATGAGAATATAGAACAAATAGCAGGTCTTAAAATATTAAAAGCAGCTGTTATTTACGGTGCCAATGGATCAGGTAAAAGTAACTTTATAGATGCAATATCTTTTGTTAAGAACCTTGTTATAGATAGCGTATCCAATAAACCTGGGGATGGTATATTACAAGTTCCACACAAATTAGAAGGTTATGAAAAAAAGAGTGTGTATAAAATTCAGTTTATGGTAAATAATGTGCGTTATGCATATGGTTTTTCATTGATTAATACACTAGTTTCTGATGAATATCTATTTTACTTTCCAAATAATCGTAAAACCAAAATTTTCGAGCGCATTGACAATAATTTTACAGCTGGAAGCAATTTTCGCAACAAATTTAACACTTGCAAAGATGTTCTTAAGCCAAATCGCTTAATGCTTTCGTGTGCTGCAAATTTCAGTTCGGTTGATGAAGCTTTATATGCATATAATTTCTTTAAAAATGGTTTAGTTATCTACAGTAGCGTTAATCAGGATAATTGGATGAATTACTCGTTGCATCAAATCAATAAAAATGAGCAAACAAAAAATATTGTTCTTAATTTTTTAGATTCACTTGGAACTGGAATAAAAGATATTAAGGTTGAAATCAAAAAGGAGGAAGTTGACATATCAAGTCTTCCACCATTTTTGTCTGATGAATTCAAAAAATATCTTAGTGAACGGATTGATAAAATTTCAGCAAAAGTAATTTATGAAGATTTTGATACAAATTTACTTACAGAAGAATCTACTGGTATAAAAAAACTTTTTGGTTTACTTTGCCCATTTATTGATATATTGACAAATGGAAAAGTGCTTATCTGTGATGAACTTGAATCGAATTTGCATGAATCACTCCTTTTTGGTTTAGTAAAACAATTTATAAATACCCACGGAAGCAACCCCGCACAATTGATTTTTACGACTCATGAAACAGGGTTGTTAAACTTCGACTTATTTAGAAGAGATCAAATATGGTTTACGGAGATTAAATCTAAAGGTCGTTCTACTGATTTATATTCGCTTACTGAAATAAGAAATGTAAGAAAAGATGAGAATTTCGGCAAAGGTTATATTGCAGGAAAATATGGAGCTATTCCTATGTTAAATCTTAACTTTGCTGATCTAATTTATAATATATAATATGAGGTGAAGATATGCCTAATAAAAGAAGCTTATCCCTCACACCTCGTGCAGAAAACACAAGGGATTTAAGGTCAATACCATTTCCTAAACAATTTCCACTATCAGAAATCAAACAGCATTTTACCGATAGTATGGATGAAGTAAAAAAACAGTTTGGTGTTGCAGAAAAACTTAATAAAGAGGAAAATATTATAGCCATTAAAATGATTTTGAGATCTCAAATTGTTTTATCTGAAAGTTTATTAGATTTCTATATTCATGAAATGAGCAAGTATTGCATGGTAAAAATGTTTTCAGGAACATGGAATAAATCAGAAAAATACAACAAATTTCAAATTCCAATGGAAAGAGTTGAAGAGGCTTTGCAATCCAGAGAAACAGATGATTGGCTATTTGAATATTTAAACAATCGGTTTAGTCACGAAGTCTTTTTATCATTTGAAAAAATGAAAGATCAGCTAAATTTAATAGGAATCAAATTTAACGAAGTTATGGTAGAAGCATTTCCCCAAAAAAGTGAAAATGAATCAGTAAAAGTTGGCAAAGAAATTATATCGGAATTGTTTCAAAGAAGAAACAAAATAGCACATCAAAATGACAGATGTCACTCCGATGCTAAACAGGCTGATATAACAAAAGAATATGTCGAAGACTATATTTCAAAAATAGAAATCATTGTAAATTCTATACATAAAATTGCAGAAAATCAAGATTTAACGAATTAGCATTAAATTGTAAATAAGTTTGAAAAAATCCCCTTCGTTCAATAAGCGAAGGGGATTTTTATTATATATACTATATATTAAATTTGTGGTTATTACAAAGTTAACCACAAATTTTAGCAAATGTTTTAGCACCTGCAATACCATCAGAAGTAAGGCCGTGTTTTGACTGGTACGATTTTACTGCTGACTTTGTTGAATTACCAAACACTCCATCAAAGCCACCGGTTGAATAGCCGTTACAAATCAACAAGCCCTGAAGCACCTTTGTAATATTGCCAGCCATACCCAGCGAAAGGGTTGCATGACTTGCCACAGCTGATTTAGTATTAACTCCAAAAATGCCATCTACTGCAAGTCTTAAGCCAAACTGCTTATTAAGCTCACTCTGAAGCTTTTTGATTAAACACTTCTTAGTGTTTGAACCATACACTCCGTCCTGGGTAGCACCTACCCACTTCTGAACAGTTTTTATCGCACTTTTTCCTGATGCTGCACTTGCATTTGTACCTGTGCTCGGCTTTGATGTTGTCGGCTTTGCAGTCTGTGCAGGCTTTGTTGTGCCAGATGAGCTTGCCGACTTGTATTTATAGCCGAAATATTTACACATACCCTTGCAGATTGCCTCAGCGATAGCGTTTGTGTTATTGCGAATCCAGTTCGAGCCTGTCACGGTGTCGTGAAATTCACACTCAACATACACGGTCAATGCCCTCGGCACATTGATTTCGTAAAGGTCGGTTTTGTAGCTGACCGAATCATCCTTGCCGGGCGATATTGCTCCGAGGGCATTTTTCACCGCCTCAGCGGCCTTTCTACCGTTTGAGTTCAGGCAGAAAACTCTTGTACCGCCTGTGTATTTGCCGTTAAAAGCGTTGGTGTGAATCGGCATATGAATGTCTGCACCGAATTTGTCTGATTCGGGACAGCGTGTCTGCATAAGCGTTCCCGACTTTGCGACCATAACCTCAAAACCGCAACGCTTGAGAGCTTTGGCTGTTGCGGCGGCAATTTTGTCGCACTGAGCCATTTCGTTTGTACCGCCCGTTGCATAGGTGTTCCTATTCTGATTTGACGGACTGAGATAGATTTTCTTTGCCATAATTATTCCTCACTTTCGCAAATAATTTTTTTGTTTTCAAACTTTTTGTATGCGTCAAGATACATTTCGTTTTTATCGCCGTTGTAGGTGCATTCGTAATACATCCCGTCGTGTAATGTTGTGCTGATAAGGCATTTATGGTTTTGCAAAGTTTTACACGACCACACTACAAAAGTGTCAAAATCAGGTGTATCATCTGACTTATCTAAGTGATTTAACACATACTTGTTTACCTCTGATACTGCAAGTTTAATAAAATTTGCATTTGTCATAATCATTCCTCGCTTTCGTCTGTTTTGTTATATTTATAAGCTGACAAGCCGAGCAGAGCGCCTAAGAAGGTGTCAACGGCTGTGATAGTGCCTACAATCTGTTCGCCGTATGGCAAGCCCCAAATGCCTGCTACGGCAAAGTAAAGTGTACC